TCGCTACAACTGCTTCATCGGCTGCATCTGATGATTTTATGGCTTTGGATGGAGCAACCAACGGCACGCGTAAGATGAGTGCTGCCAATCCATCTGTCACTACGCTTACAACCAGTGGTGTAATTGCACCAGGCGGTAGTGTGCATGGAGCAAATGGTACAGCTGCCAATCCCAGCTTTGCGTTTCTATCCAACCAAAACACAGGGCTCTACCGTATTGGTTTAGACAACATTGGTGTAGCGGCTAACGGTGCAAAGGTGTTGGACATTGCGACGACGGGATTGACGGTTACGGGGTCGGTGACGGCGACTGGCACGCTTACAACTGGGGCTAGCGGTGGCTCCGATGGTGGTCTGAATCTCAAGCGTGCGTCAGATGGTTTAACGGTCGGGAGTCTCACGCCAAATACAACATCGAGTCTGTTAACGCTAGCAACGGCATACAGCTTTATCACTTTTACGACAGAGGGTGTCGAGAGGGGGCGGTTTACAAATGGAAACCTCCTCGTAGGCACCCAAGACGCGACCGGCCTCACCGGATTAGGCGGGCTAAAGATAGCCTCCTCCACGGCAGGCTCCGCCAACGCAGGCGCGCTGGTGGTCACGGGTGGGATGTCGGCGGGCGGGGCGAGCTATTTCGGGGGCGCGGTTGGTTTCGGCGTCGCGCCGAATAGTGGCTTTAATATTTACTCAAGGACTGGAACGACCGGAACTGCATTTTACGCAGATAATACATCGAACAGCGGATTTATTATCAAGTTTGCATCGAGCTTAACTAGCATCGGAAACGACTTTAATGCACCGGTAGTAATTCTTTCAAACAATACGGAAGCAGCGCGATTCTCTTCGTCAACCGCCACCTTCGCGGGCGCGGTGACGGTGTCCTCCTCCACCGCAGGCTCCGCAGGCGCAGGCGCGCTGGTGGTCACGGGTGGGCTAGCTACGGGTGCTGCGAGCTATTTCGGTGGTCAAATTACCGCTAATCGTCCGTTCATGTCCACGGGCGCAATCACCGCAAACATGACCAGCGCGGGTGGATTTGGATTTTCCGGTGGAGGAACAAACTTTTACTCGTTCGGTGCAAATTCCGCAACGTCTGGCAGTTTTGCGTTTCAATCAGTCAGCTCTGACGCCTCGGTTAATTTTAACGCGCTCACGCTAGCGGCTGGCACCGGAGCCGCCACCTTCGCGGGCGCGGTGAGCATCACTGGCAACGTCGGCTTTTATGGACAAGCAGCCACCGCCAAGCCCACGGGTGTCGCGGTCACTGCCGCAGCGATTCACGCCGCGCTCGTCACCCTCAACCTAATTAGCGCGTAACCACTATCCAACTACACCCATGACCATCCCAATCGCACCCTACACAATGGGGTCTCCCGCCCAGCCTAAAGTCGGAACTTTGTTTGAAGTTCGATACGTGCAATACACAGACCCCACCGCCGTGGCCGACTGCCATCTTCTCGACGCCGAGGGCGTGGAAATCATGCCCGTGGGCCTCGTGCCCGCGACTGCCGAGCAATGCGCTGTCTGGGTCAACGACGAGAAGTTTGCTGGCGTCCTTGCGGTCAACGCTGGGTTTGAATTGGTCTCGGAGGAATAAGCCATGACCAAAGACGAACACAAAGCCCGCATCGTTCAGCAGCTCCAGCAGGAAACCATAAACCTGCTTGTTGAAGCACTTGCTTCGGCTCAGGTGGATGTTGAACAGCTCAAGGCCGCTGCCGCTGACAAGCCGACGCCGTGAACCTCAAACGCTCACTCCTCCTCGCGGTCCTCGCGCTCGGCCTTGTGGTCGTGCTCGGGCTTGCGCTGCGGAGTGAGCGGGTGCTCACGGCGGGGTTGCCGCTGCGGATTGTAGTGGCCTCAGAGACCGAGGCTTGGAAGCTGGCGGGCCCGTCTGCCGTGGTTGTGCTAGGCACGGGCAGCATGGCACCGTACATACCCCCTGCTCCCGCTGGGGCTGACCCGCTGCGAACGGTGTCAGCGTTGGTCGTGCTTGTCCCAGGTGCAAACTACGCCGACATCAAGGCCGGCACGCTCTGCATCTACGTCCCAATCTGGGCTGGGCGCAACGTAATGCACCAAGCTGCGCAGATCGACGCTGGCGGGTGGATTATGACGGGGCTGGGGAACAAGGCTTACGAGAATCGTGAGCGGGTGACGGCGGCAAACTTTGTGGGCATCGTTGCCCGCACCTACGTCTGGGGGAAGTAAACCATGAGCCTCACCGACATCCTCTTCAACGCAGCTTCTGGGGGTGTTGTGGGGTCGCTGCTCCACCTTGGGACGAGCTTCTTTGAGACGTGGCGCAAAAAGAAGGACGCGGAGGTGGAGATCATGTTGCTCAACGCGAAGCTGGCCGCAGCCGAGAAAGAGGCGGCGTGGAACGCTTTCACTGCATCCCAGAAGGACTCCAACGCAACCCTTGTCATCCCCGCTGGGACGTGGCCTTGGGTTGGCTCCATCTACGTTCTCGTTGACGCCTTCCGCCAGCTCACGCGCCCAGGGCTGACGTGGGCGGGCTTTATTTTCCTGACCTCCGTCTACTTCTTCGCATCCCCTGAAGTCCGCGCCACCATGTCACCGGAGATTCAATTTGGATCATGGACGCTGATCTTCTGGTGGGTAGGCGCACGCTACAACAAATCTAAATGACCTCCGACAACATCCGCGCTACCCTTACCGCTGCAACGCCCGCTGCTGCAATGGTGTCCCTGTCACAGATTAACGAGGTCGCCGCACTTATCGGCACACTGCTGGGCATTGCCTTCCTGCTCTGGCGGTGGCGCAAGCAATGGAAGGCTGGGAACGCTAAGAACCTCGATTGAGAGTTTACAGGCACAACTGCAATGAATCGTTATCGCGCATACGGTAATCTTGATGACCAACCTCAAGTGGTTGGCGATAACTCATTTCTTGGCGTAGACGAGTACAACGCTCCTGAGAACATCAAGCCTGGGAATGTTCAGAAAGCCGTTAACCATGATTTCACGTCTCAGGACGCAGTGACTAGGGGTGGGTTTGTCTGCTTGCCTGAACTGGCTACTGAGGCATTTGGATCTAAATGGAATACAGCTCCAAATGTTACTGCTGGCAATGCGGCCTGCATTACTTTTGGAGCCAATTTGTTTGTAGCCGGAGGATCTTTTTCATCTGCTGGTACATTTCCGTGCGTTATTACCAGTCCTGATGCAATTACTTGGACTCAAACCAATATCCCTGGAGTTACTATTCAAAATCTTATCAGAAGAATAGCATTTGCCAATAGTGTATTTGTTGCAGGCGGATTTGGAGGCACTTATGGAGGATTTAGTTACTCGGGTGATATTTATTATTCAACAGATGGTTTAACTTGGGCTACATCTGCATCTAAAGCTCCAGCCGATATGAATGGGTTAGCGTATGGCAACGGTAAGTGGGTTGGCGTATGTACTATCAATACTTCTCCTAATCAATTTACTCCGATAACATCGACTAACAACGGTGAAACGTGGACAAATGGAACTCTGCAAACTGCGTTTGGTGGAGCCACTGATTTGTTCTTTTACAACGGAGTTTTTATTTTAACAACCAGTGCTTCTAAAATTGTAACATCAGTTGATGGCATTACATGGACGTTGGCTGCTAATTTGAGCGCGTTGTTTTCACCAATTGCTATAACCTTTGGAAATGGTGTTTTTTGCGCTCTTGGATCTGGTGGAGCAATAGCTATTTCCACTGATTTAACCACCTGGACTTCAGTTCAAGCAAGTTACACTTCTCCAGCGTATTTATTTAACGATATTGATTTCTTTAACGGCAGATTCATTGCAGTCGGAATTAACTACGGCACGTCTACTACTGTAATTTTAACATCTATTTACGGAACAAATTGGCAGTTATCTGATACAGGCATTGGACTGGCAGCTTTGGAACCGGCAAGCCAGAGTTTGGCTAATGGCAACAACACTTCGGTTGTAATAAATTCCCTTAATTCTGGAACCTACGACGCAATTTACTCCTACAGTGCTCCGTTGCAGAATGTCTACGCTTCAAGCATTTATTCCGATCCCAATAATATTGGTCAGACATGGATTATGATGCTGGGAAATGCTAGCGTTGGATTCTTTGCCAATGGATATACGGGCAAAACCATCAGCCTTGGAAGCTACCAAGTAACCACTCAGTCCACTATTGTTCAGGCTAACAACTACGTTTACATTTTCCGTGGCCCAGATGAAACGCCTCTGTACTGGGATGGCAATTGGAGCGGCACGTTTGCGCTGGTTCCAGACACAACGCTTCCAATCTCGTTCTTATCTATTCCTAAAAGCAACAATGCTGTTTACTATCAAAACAGGCTTTGGGTTGTAGATGGCAACAACACGATTGCAGCGTCTGATGTACTTGCGTTTCAAGATTACGATCCTCTGGCCAATGAATTTAACGTAAATACTGGTAACAGCGACTACATGGTTGCTACGTTCCCATTTGGACAGAACAGCCTGATTGCTTTCAAGAACAAGTCGATCATGCTGCTTCAGAACGTGGAAGGAGCTTTAACTGACGTTACGGTTACTGAAATCACCCGTCAGGTTGGTCTGGTGGGCATTAACGGCGTCACGTCGATTGGTCCTGATTTGGCCTACGTCAG